AAACAGGCATTGCTAGAACATCACATACAGGCAAAACATTCCAACACATAAGGTTGGCGGGCCAGAATAAAAATACCGCTGTGGAAAAAGCTCTCGTATAGAAGCACACGTACATATTGATTGACACACCAGAGTGTGGAAGCCACCAAACAAATTGGGCTCACTAGTTGATATAGATTGCATGTTGGCAGTCAAAAAACACAAACACAGTACATAAAAACTCTTTAGCAATAGGAACGAAGCAAGAGGTAGCGTAAGCGATGTCGACGTAGGTTGGGAAAGGTCAGAGCCCATTGTACTTTGTGTATAAACAATTACCTACTTCCAAGTTCTCGGCTGGATAAGACTCACATGAAGTTTTTTTTGAGAAAGATGGGACCGTAACAGGTTCCGTCTGACTGAAACGATCTACATGAAACTTAAACATATCACTTACGTGATATGCTATTATAAATATTATAAATAATAAAAATGTGTAGAGCGATAGCGATACACAGATGAACGTTAGTTCATCTTGATAATTGAAAGTTATTATGTCATCACCTTTGCTAAGAGCTCTTGTTAAAAAATCAAATGATCTACATAGTTGTTGGAAAACTGGAAACAGTGGACAGTGTCAAAAGTGTGAGCGTAATCAAGATAATAGTGATGGTTATCAGTTAACAGACTTTGACCATGAAGACTTAAAACTACTTGAAGAGATGATTGTAGATTATGAATATAATCAAATATCTCACCCAAAAAAAGTTACTGCTATCTACAACGGAGAATTTACACTTCCGGTTGGAGCAAAATCGTCTGATACAACTCGACAACCAAGAATTGTTTGGGTGCTAGATCGAACTATTGGTAATGCAATTATATCTGGCAAAGTTATACAGGCAGCAAACACTTTAGGATGGGCAAGCACTTGTGAATCAAAAGATGATAAAATATTAATTGGTCTTGGATTTCGCGATAGAGGCGGTTCAGAAGCCTATGACGAAGCATTTGTCAAACAGATATACAAGTAATTGTATAAATAATAGTAACACAAACAAGGATGTACTACGATGAACGTATTTCAAATTATTGCTGAAGATCAAGAACTAGATGAAGTGATTCCATTTACTAAAAAAGCTAAGATGATGAAAAAAGCTGGTAAAGCAGCCAAAGGTGCTACCAAAGACGAAGCACGTCAGCTAGAAGTTGAACTACTTACATATTTAAAAACATCTGGACAGACAGCAACAGCTGATGCTGTTTTGAAATACTTTGATCAAAAAGGTTATGGCAATGTTGCAGCGCCAATTATTGCTAATCTAAAAACCAAAGGAAATAAAAAAGCTGATCGTCAAACAGCAAAAGCTGACAAGCGTCAAGCCAAAGCAGATGCTAAAGCAGCAGCACAAGCCGATGCAGAAAAGGCAGCAGGTTTAGAAAAACAACGTCAAGGTATGGCAGCAATGTCAAGTATGTACAGTGAAGCAGAAGGCCAAGATGTATTAACTAAACGTGAAGTGCGTGGTATTATCAAACAGGTTGTACAAAAAGGTTATGGCGGAGCAGCAGGATTTGGTAAAGGAAAGTTTGCAGCACCTGATCCAAAATTTAAGTCAGCAAATGCTAAAATTGATCCAGCAATCCAAAAAGCTTCTGACATGTTGAAAAAAGCAGGATACACAGTAACTAAAACTTAAAAGTAAGGCTGTCCAGTTTTTTGAGCAGTCTCTAGATTTTCTGTGGCTAGTTTAGATATAACTTCTTTATCATCTGGCGAAAGCATATATGCATCATCATAAGATAGAGATCCTCGCATGTGCCAGCATATTTTTGCCATATCGTATCTAATTTGTTTTACTTCGTCTTCAAGGACCTTAACTTCTTTAAGAATGTCTTCAACTGAAAGTGCTAAGATCCTGATGCGAAAAAATTTGAAGCATCAAAGTTGATTGGTATTTCCATAGTATCTGGAGCACCGTCAGCTCTGTCCTCTTCGCTAGTTACAATTTTTCTTGGCTTAACTGTAAACTTTTTTCTTTGTTCATCAACATGATCGAGAATTGATTTGTAAACATCAACTGGAGCATTTTCTAAAAAGTCAGCTAAGTGTCTTGTGTCGGTAACAGTATTTCCGTCAACTGTAATTGACTTTACACTATTAAACACATTAGCAATATTAATATCAGTTAAACGCTGAAATGTTTCGTTGAACTTTTGAATCTTTTCACCTTCGCTCATGTCGTCGTCGTTAACAATTTTAAGAATACGCTGTTCCTCAAATGTTTTAAGAGCAACATCGGTAAACTGTTTGTACGTCATTGGAGCAGTTTCGATTGTAAATTCGTTATGTGTAAAACTAGTTTGATATTCGTTAACAACTAATTCGTCTAAGATTTCAACTAGATTTGCTTCAAATGCACGTTCGTTTTCAGTACCCGGAATAGTAAACTCTAACGATAGTGACTCTCCGTATGTAGCAATACGTATTGCCGTTAACAATGCATCGAGATCAATATTTGGAACTAACCAAGCGTTTTTAATACCAGGACAGCAATTTTGAATTACACTTACTGTACTTTGTCCATTTAACAAAGCATCTGGTGTTTTAATCATAATTTCATCTTTAGCTGTCATAGCATACACTGCAACTTTACCATCTTCGGTTAATTCGATTGTACCTTGCGGATAGAACAAACCTTTGCTAGGTAGGTCGATATATAGTTTAGGCTGACGAAAATGTTTCATCAGTGGATTTGGTTTAATCTCAGTCATAATTTCTCCGGATAAATACTTTGTTAAGTATATATCTATGTATTTAAGTGCGCAGTTAATTTAGGAACACAGTCGTGGCAGAAACAGAAATTTTAAATGTAGGCGGTCCTCAGGGCGTTGCTAGTGAAGCAACCCTACTAAAACTTATTGATTTAACACGCCAGCAACAGCGTGGCCAAGGATCGGCTGCCCAAGCTGAAGCAAAACTAAGGCAAACACACAATGCTGCAATCAAAAAAGGTTCAGATAATGTTGGTGTACTTGGCAAAGCAGCACAAGCCGGCGCAAAGGCATTTGATACATACACAAAGGTTTTAAAAGACGGTGTTGGCGGAGTAAGTGACTTCACTGACTCAATGAAGTTTTTACCTAGCACAATGAAATCTCTAATACGTTTTGCAGATGCAAGCACACATCAGTTTAGAGAACTTAGTCAAGTTGGTGCAGGATTTGGTAATAGTATTTTTGAAATGAACAAAGTAGCTGCAACCAGCGGAATGGCAATGACAGATTTTTACGAAACTGTAAACGCAAATTCTACTACAATGCGTTTTTTAAGTGGCAGTGTACAAGAAGGTGCTAAACGTTTTGCAGAAGTGTCGCATGGATTGCGTTCAAGCGATTTAGGTGAAACACTTTTTAATATGGGTTTCTCAATTGGAGAAATAAACGAAGGGTTCCTAACCTATACAAATAATATGCAACGCCAGGGTATGCTGCAAGGCATGTCCAATCGAGAACTAATTGAAGGTAGTGCAGATTATCTAAAACAAATTGATTTGTTAGCAAAAGCAACCGGCGCAAGTAGAAAAGAATTTTTAAATCAAACTGAAGCACTACAAGAAAGTTCTCAGTTTCAGTCATTACTAGCAAGAGCCGGAGAAGGTGCTGACGATTTAACTAATAACCTTGCGTTTGCTGCACAAACTCTAGGCGGACAGTTTACAGACGATTTAGTTCAAATTTCAAGTGGCACAGGCGGACTAACTGATCTAGGTATAGCACTACAACAAGTAAATGGCGGCAAGGCGTTTACAGATCTTATGAAAAATGCTGAGAACATGGATCCAAATGAGTTTATGAGACAATTTAGTGCTCTTGCTCCTGATATTAGAGACAGTATCAAAAGCCAGTTTAGCCCAGCCGAAATGAGATTATTACAAGGTACACCTCTAGGTGCATTGTTTGATACACTCGGAGGGTTTTCAAGAGCCGCAGGAATTAATGTTGATAAAATAATCGAAGAACAAGAACAACGAGATGCAGTTACCTCTGCGTTTGCAGGGTTCCAACAAGCTGTTGCTGATCTATCAAAGTTTATAACAGATAACTTTCTAAAAAGTGAAACATTTAAAAGTTTAAAAGAACTAGGTACTAGTTTGTCAGCTTCGTTTGCTACGTTGTTTGGTCCTGTTTCGCAAGACGGATCATTTAAAAATGCATCAGACGGCATTTCAAAATTTGTAACAATGGTTGACACTTTTGTAAAAGAAAATTTAATCGATCCAATAACAGCAGAAGTTAACAAATTTACTACTCATATGAAAAACGATGGCGATGCAGGAACATATTTTAAAGATAAATTAACAGCAGCTGGTAATAAGATTTTAGATTTTTTCTTAGGTGCAGTTGGTGAAAATGAATTTGGCGAAGCAGGTAGAGGACAACGCGAAGGCGGACTGTTTTCAAAAGTTGGAGATGCACTTTCAAGCGTATTTGAAAATGAAGGATTTAGAGCAAGAATAAAAGGAATGTTTAGCGATGTTGCATTGTTAGCATCAGATTCAATTGCAGGTTGGTTTGACTCTGAAGCAGCAAAAGCCTCACTTGGAGAACTTAAAAACGGTATACTAAAAGCAATGGGCTTTAAAACCGAAGAAGGGTCAAAAACAGTTTTTGAACAATTAAAAGATAGAGTATTAGGCGAGGCAGCCTCGCCTAGTGATAGTTTAATGAAACGAATAGAAACAAAAATATTTGGAGTAAGAGACGAATCGCAAGGAGAAATGTCAGTAATGGGTCGTGTAATTGATGAACTAATAACTGGTATTACAAATGCGTTTGCTTCGGAATCGTTTAAAACTAAAATGGACGAAATTGTAGATACACTAAAACCTGTAATAGATTCTTCTATAAGAAAGTTACTAGAAGCATTAAACAGCACATTTCTTGGATACTTTATTCCAAATTCATCATTTGCAGGTGCCGAAGAACAACAATCAGGACTAGCAGATCAACTAAGAGTATTGGCAGAAACACCCGGCTTGGGTTACTCTGCGCCACGCAATCAAGGCGAAACTGATCGTCAGTATATAGCACGAATAATAGAAAGTGGCGACTTAATGGGTGCATATGCTGAGAGTGGTAGAAATATATTAGGACAACTTGGTAATCTTGAAGCTAATAATCCAAACTTAGTTCCTATAAGACATGTTGGTACATTGCGAGCTACTGGAAAAACTACAGAACCTGAAGGTGGTTTAATGAATATTAGTCAAGGTGAGCGTGTACTCAACCCATCAGAAGCAGCAGCATACAACAGTCAATCTGACCTTGGAGGTGCTATCAATAGACTAAATACTACTACCGCACAATTAGTAACACTAATGAAACAGAATAACAGAATCACCAGCGGTATCAGTAATGACTTCTTGAAAGGATCGTTAACAGTATGAGTTGGAAAAAGCACTTTACACCAGTTGCAACCAGTATGAATGTTTCGGGTAGTTATTCTCCTTTTAGTTTTTCAAAAGGAACTGGCGTTGGTCCTGCGGCAGCAAATTATAGTAGTCATCTTCCTGATGTATATGTAGGCTCACCAAATCGTATCGAACGCTATGGCCAATACAATACTATGGATAATGACAGTGAAGTTAATGCTGCATTGGATATCCTTGCAGAATTTTGTAGTCAAAAAAACAAAGAGAACGAAACACCGTTCAAAATGAAATTTAACAAATCGCCAACCAATAGTGAAGTACAAATTATTGGACAGTACTTGAAGCAATGGTGTAAGATTCAAGAGTTTGAAAAGCGTATTTTTAAAATTATCAGAAATACTTTTAAATACGGTGACCAATTTTTTATTAGAGATCCGGAAACACAAAAATGGTTTCATGTTGATCCTGCTAACATTACAAAAATTATTGTTAACGAAAGTGACGGCAAACGTCCAGAACAGTATATTGTAAAAGACCTTAATATTAGCTTTGAATCGCTAAGTGCAACTAAATTAAATACCAACCAGGCATATGGTCCACAGGGCGGCGCTGGTTATCAAACACTTGACCAAAAATTTATGACAGGCAGAACACCCGACGGTAGTAGCAGCAGATGGAGTACTGAAAGTAACGAAACTGCTATTGATGCACAGCACGTAGTTCACCTGAGTATGAGCGAAGGATTAGATCAAAATTTTCCTTTTGGCAATAGTTTACTTGAAAGTATTTTTAAAGTATACAAACAAAAAGAATTACTCGAAGATGCTATTATTATCTATCGAGTACAACGTGCGCCAGAGCGCAGAGTATTCTACGTTGATGTGGGCAACATGCCGTCACACCTTGCTATGCAGTTTGTGGAGCGTGTAAAAACGGAAATCCATCAGAGACGAATCCCATCCAAGACCGGAGGCGGACAAACTGTCATAGACAGCAGCTACAACCCTCTGTCAATCAACGAAGACTACTTCTTTCCTCAAACTGCTGAAGGTAGAGGATCTAAAGTTGAAACACTACCAGGCGGTACTAATTTAGGTGAAATTGACGATTTAAAATATTTTACCAACAAACTACTTAGAGGTTTAAGAATTCCTTCAAGTTACTTGCCAACTGGCGCAGACGATAGTGCAAGCCAGTACAATGACGGCAGAGTTGGTACTGCATACATTCAAGAGCTACGCTTTAATAATTACTGTGAACGCTTGCAAAGTATGATTACACAGGTTTTTAACAACGAATTTAAATTGTACCTAACCAACAAAGGTATCAATGTTGATGTTGCTATGTTTGACTTAACAATTCAACCTCCGCAAAACTTTGCAAGTTATAGACAAGCAGAACTTGATAGTAATAGAATTAGTACATTTACACAAATGCAGCAGGTTCCGTTTATTTCTAACCGTTTTGCACTACAACGTTTCCTAGGAATGAGCAAAGAAGAAGTTGCTGAGAACGAACGTATGTGGCGTGAAGAAAATGATGAATTTTTCTCAGCTGGCCCAACTGATGCCGCAGCACAGCTAAGAGACGCAGGCATTAGCGGAAGTGACATTTCAGACGATACAGAAGCAGCAATGGGCGATGAACTAGACGACAACGATCCAATTACAGGAGATGCTGGAGATGTAGGTGGCGCTGGCGGCGGCACTCCAGATACTACACCAGAGGCATAAATAATTACATGATACTAAGAGAGCTATATTATTTTGATAAACAAACAATGGAACCTCAAGAAGACCAGAGGTATGTTTCTGATGACGATGAAACACCAATTTCAATCGATGATACTCGAAAAACACGATTAACTCTTAAAGACATCAATCGAGCACGTAGGGCGGACGATGCTCATAGAAAAGAATCTGAAAATGATTTATTATACATTAGGGCAATGTATGGAATAGCTGCTCAAGGCGGTGAAGAAGCTATAGCATAGGAGTAAATTTTGCCCAAAATTTTTATTCCTGGTGAAACTAAAGCCCAACGGAAAGCTCGAAAGCGTGAAGAGAAAGCAGCTCACAATCAGCGACTTAAAGTTGCACAAAGAAGTGTACTTCCACCAAAACCAAAACCAGCTCCCGACAGCCCGGGCCCAAATGATCAAATCAAAAGAAGCGACATTGTTTTTGTTTTAGGCAATGGAACTAGCCGAAAACCAGTCAAATCAGAGGAATTGCGAGCGCACGGAACTATCTATGGCTGTAATGCATTATTTAGAGAGTTTATTCCTGATTACTTGATAGCAGTTGATACTAAAATGATTAGAGAGATATCAACTGCTGGGTATCAGCACCATCATCCAGTTTGGACAAATCCTAACAAATACACTAGATCTGTTGAAAAATTAAACCTTTTTAATCCAAATTTAGGTTGGAGTAGTGGACCAACTGCACTTAACTTTGCAAGCAATCAGTTCCCTAAAGAGGTGTATATTTTAGGCTTTGATTATCAAGGAATTGGAAGAAAGAACGAATTAGTAAACAATGTGTATGCTGGTACCGAAAACTACAAAAAGCTACATGATAGAGCAACATACTTTGGAAACTGGGAAAGACAAACATCTACAGTAATTCAAAAAAATCCTAGAATTAGATATATAAGAGTAGTTGAAGTTGAACCGTACTTTGTACCAAATTCATTAGAAGGACATGATAATCTTAGACATATTACTGTAGAAAAGTTTAAACAAAAGTTCAAATTATCATAAAAATTATAAAATGGGCCGTTTTGAGCCCATTTTCAGCGTATATTTTTCAAAAAGTGTAAATATAATAGACAGCCTTGACAATGAAGGAGAACGACATGACTGATCAAACAAAATTCGAGGAAATGCTCGAAAAATTAGTAAACGAGGATCGTGAAGGTGCAGAAGCACTATTCCACGAAATCGTTGTAGAAAAATCAAGAGAGATTTATACAAACATTTTAGACGAAGCTGACGAGGAAGTTGAAGAAACAACTGACGAAGAAGTAGATGAGTCCGACGACGAAGATCTAGATGAAACAACTGATGAAGAAGTAGACGAAGCTGCTGATGAAGAAGTTGAAGAATCAGACGACGAAGACCTAGACGAAATGTTTGGCCTTAACGAACCAGAAATGGAAGCAGAGCCAGATCCAGCAATGGACATGATGGGCGATATGGAACCAGAAATGGGCGGTGACGAAGAAGGCGACGACGAAGAAGGCGAAGCTGACGGACCAGAAGCTGCAATGGATAACCTAGAAGATGCACTTGAAGAGCTTAAAGCAGCATTTGCTGATATGATGGGCGACGAAGAGCCAGGTGACGAAGAGCCAGAAGAAGAAGCAATGGCATTCGAAGCTGACGAAGAAGTAGAAGAAGCTGCTGACGAAGAAGTAGAAGAAGCTGCTGACGAAGAAGTTGAAGAAACAACTGATGAAGAAGTTGAAGAAGCAAGAACAACTCCAAAATCAGCATCAGAAACAATGCGTGAATACGTAGAAAAAATTGCAGATCCATCAAACCAAGAAGGCGCAGACAACAAAAAATCAACAGTTGCTGGCAAGAATGACATGGGCGGAACAGCATCAAATATGAATCAAGGCCAAGATGGTAATCATCCAGAAGCCGGTGCAGGTTCAACTGTACAAGGTTCAGCACTAAGTGATACAAGTGCAAAAGAAGATAACGCAGGGAATGTAAACGTTCCAGGCGGTAAGGCTTCAAAATCAATGAAGTCGCAACCTGGCCACGGCGCTGAGAAAAAGGGCAAGCCAGAGAACGCTGCTAATAAAAAGTCAATGACTGGCAGCTAAGATAGGACTGAAGATGTTAAACTTAACTGAAACATTATCCTTCGACCAAGCTAGAATGGTCGTTGAGTCTGCTGATAACGCTTCGGGTGGAAAGGACCTTCATATGAAGGGAATTTTCATTCAAGGTGGTGTTAAAAACGCTAACCAGCGTGTTTATCCGGTAGAAGAAATTGGCAGGGCTGTCACCACGCTCAATGAGCAGATAGCTGAAGGATATTCGGTTTGTGGTGAAGTAGATCATCCAGAAGGCCTAAATATTAACCTAGACCGTGTAAGTCATCTAATCACAGACATGTGGATGGATGGTGCAAACGGTTATGGTAAATTAAAGATACTACCAACACCAATGGGAAACCTAGTTAAAACAATGCTTGAAAGCGGAGTTAAACTAGGTGTTTCATCAAGAGGTAGCGGAGACGTTGATCCCACAGGGAATGTCAACGGATTTGAAATAATCACCGTGGACGTTGTGGCTCAGCCCAGCGCCCCCGGTGCATATCCTACACCAATTTACGAGCATTTAATGAACGAAAGAGGCGGGTATAAGGCATTTTTAACTTCAAAAGAAGTAACAGGCGACCCAAAGGCACAAAAATATATTGCAGAGAGCTTATTAAACATAATAAGCAGGCTCCAATAAAGGAGAAATTAATGGAAGCACTTAAATCCCTATTAGAGAGCGATGCAATTTCAGAAGCAATGAAAACAGAAATTGAAGCAGCATGGAACACAAAGATCGATGAAAATCGTCTTGCCGTTACTTCCGAGCTTCGTGAAGAGTTTGCAACAAAATATGAGCACGATAAAGGTGTTATGATTGAAGCAATTGATTCTTTGATGACTGAAAAGTTAGCAGAGGAAATGAAGGAGTTTGCTGAAGACCGTAAACAACTTGCTGAACAAAAAGCAAAGTATGCGGTAGCAATGAAAGAAAATGCAAATCTTATGTCAAGATTTGTATCAGAAACATTGGTTAAAGAAGTAAACGAATTACACGAAGATCAAAAAGCAATGGCTAATAAGTTCACTGTGCTTGAAGAATTTGTTGTCGAACAACTAGCTAAAGAAATTGCAGAGTTTGATGAGGACAAAAAAGATCTTGCTGAAACAAAAGTACGTCTAGTACGTGAAGGCAAAGCTCACTTCGAAAAGGTCCGTAAAGACTTTATCGAAAGAAGTGCAAATGCAATATCTGAAACTGTTGACCGCGGCTTACGCAGCGAAATCAAACAGTTAAAAGAAGATATTGACTCAGCACGTAAAAACGATTTTGGTCGTAAAATATTTGAAGCATTTGCTAACGAATATATGGGTTCACACCTAAATGAAAGATCAGAAACTAAAAAACTACTTAAAGTTGTAGACACTAAAAATCAACAAGTTGTAGAAGCAAAAGAACTAGCACTAAAAGCTAAAGCAATTGCAGAAGCAAAAGACGCACAAGTAAAGCGTTTAGTTGAGTCTAATCAGCGTAAAGAAGTATTAAACGAACTTACTGGACCACTTAACACGGCCCAGAAAGAAATCATGGCAGATTTACTGGAATCAGTTCAAACAGCTAAACTACGTTCAGCGTTTAACAAGTATCTACCGTCAGTTATTGACAGTAAAGCTCCAGCGAAGCAGAAGGCAACACTTAAAGAAGGCAAAGAAATTACAGGCAACAAAACAAACAGTTCTATCGAGTCAAGCGAATCAACACACAATGTAGTTGATATCAAACGCTTGGCCGGATTATAAGGAGATAAATATGTCAGAACTACTAACAGGTCGCTGGCAGGAGACAAAAGGTGCCTTAGTCGAAGGCCTTACAGGCAACAAAAAAGCAGTTATGGAAACAACTCTTGAAAATACTCGCAAGTATTTGTCAGAATCCGCAACTGCAGGTGCAACTTCTGCTGGTAACGTAGCAACCCTAAACCGTGTGATCCTTCCAGTGATCAGACGTGTTATGCCAACCGTTATCGCTAACGAACTAGTCGGCGTACAGCCAATGACTGGTCCAGTTGGTCAAATTCATACACTACGTGTACGTTATGCTGATGCTTTCAATAGTTCAAGCGGAACAGACACAGCAGCTGGTGATGAAGCTCTAAGCCCATTCAAAATTGCTGAAGGTTATTCCGGTGCAACTGACGATAAGGCAGCAGCAACAAGCGCATTAGAAGGCGCAGCTGGTAACAGACTAAGCATTCAGATCTTGAAACAGACTGTTGAAGCGAAGTCACGTAAGCTATCAGCACGTTGGACATTTGAAGCGGCACAAGACGCTCAAAGCCAGCACGGTATCGACGTAGAAGCAGAAATCATGGCAGCACTTGCTCAAGAGATTACTGCAGAAATCGACCAAGAAGTTATTGCAAGTCTAAACTCATTAGCGGGTTCAGCAGCAGAAACTTACAACCAAGCAGCAGTAAGTGGTACAGCTACTTTTGTTGGTGACGAACATGCAGCTCTTGCAGTTCAAATCAACAAAGTGTCAAACTTAATTGCACAGCGTACACGCAGAGGCGCAGGTAACTGGGCTGTTGTTTCACCAACTGTATTAACAATTCTACAGTCGGCAACAACATCAGCATTTGCACGTACAACTGAAGGTTCTTTTGAAGCACCTACAAACACTAAAATGGTTGGTACACTAAACAACGCAATGAAGATTTATGTAAACACATATGCTTCAAGTGACGATGTTCTAGTTGGTTACAAAGGTACTAGTGAATCAGATGCAGCGGCATTCTATTGCCCATACATCCCACTAATGTCTTCAGGTGTTGTCCTAGATCCGGGCACATTTGAGCCAGTAGTATCATTTATGACACGCTACGGTTATGTAGAACTAAGCAACACTGCTTCGTCTCTAGGTAACGCAGCTGACTACCTAAGTAAAGTTGGCGTAACAACCGGCAACCTAAGCTTCAGTTAAGTTTAAGTCAAATACTAATGGAAAAGGCCCTACGGGGCCTTTTTTATTGAGTAAATATACTATAGGAGAGTATAATGAAAACTGGTCAAATATTTAAATATACAGGAAGTAATGCTATTGTTAGACCTGATGAATTTGGACAAACTCGGAGAGATGTAGTTGTTCAAAATGGTCGTAAAGAATACGCAATTGGAGACAGAATAAAATATTATGTTGTAGAAAAGAACGGAAGATCTTTTGCAGTAGATATTGAACCAAATGAGTAAACACCCATTTTATTAAAATGGATAAATACTTTTGTCAGAGGAATAGAGAACCTTGATAAGGACTTATGCGGTCCCACCGCGTAGACCTAGAACGTCAACATAAGGAGAAAACAATGGGACGTCCAATTAATAAAGATTTGATAGGGTTTGGAACAGGCCGTATCGCAGCAACACGCCACTTTTTTACAGGT